ACGTGATTATGAAAAACAATTAGAAAAAACAAATTCTAAAGATTTAAATAAACGTAAGGAAATACAAGATTCTATTAATAAAACTAAAAAGTTAATTAAAGAAGAAAAGCAAGATATAAAAGAAAACACTAAAGCTCGTAACAAAGCAAATAAAGCTCTTGAAGAAGCTAAAGAAGAAGCAGGAGATTTAACAGGTGTTATGGAATTGGGTGACAGAGCAACTGGTGGTTTAGCAAGTTCACTGGTAAATGTAGCAAAAGGCACAGGGGGTGTTACTAAAGGTTTTAAAACAATGCGTGTAGCTATAATGGCAACAGGTATTGGTGCATTAGTTGTCGCTATTGGTGCAGTAGCAACAGCATTAACAAATTCAGAAGCAGGGCAAAATAAGTTTAATAAAATGATGACACAAATTGGTGTTGTTATTGGAAACGTGACTGATATACTTGGTAATTTTGGTAATGCAATAATGTCATTTGTTACAGGTAATTTTGATGAAGCAAGAGAATCAATAGGAAAAGTAACAGAGGGTATAAAAAACTTTGGAGAAGAAACTAGAAAAGAAATAGCTATTGCAGGTGAGTTAGCAGATAAAAGAGCAAAAGCAGATATACAAGAAAGAAAACTATTATTAGAACGTGCAGAAGCAAATAGAAAGATTGCTGAATTAAGAGAAAAGGCAGCAGATAAAGAAAATGTTACAGTAGAAGAAAGAATAAAAGCTATCGAGGAAGCAGGTAGAATTGAAGAAGATATAACTAATAAAGAAATAGAAAATGCAAGATTGAGATTTGAAGCTAAAAAAGAAGAGAATGCTTTAAGTGAATCAACAAAAGAAGATTTAGATGAAGAAGCACAACTACAAGCTGAATTAATTAATTTACAAACAGCAAGATTAACTAAACAAAAAGCATTAACAGCAGAAGTTACTACAGCAAGGCGAGAACAAGAAACAGAATTAAAAGCAATTAGAGATGAAGCAGCAGCACAAGAAAAAGAAGAAGCTGATAAAAAAGCAGAACAAAAGAAATTAGATGACCAAAAAGAAATTGATGATGCAAAAGCATTAGCAGATTTAAAATTACAAATAAGAGATGCAGAAGCAGTTACAGAGGATGAACGTAGAGAATTAGAAATAATTAAAGTAACAGAGCATTACGACAAATTAATAGCATTAGCAAAAGCACAAGGATTAGCAACTATACAACTCGAAGAAGCTAAAAAAAATGCACTTGCAGGATTTAACGAAGAAGTTGCTACCAATGAAATAAAATGGGAAGAATTAACACAAAAAGAAAAAGGTAAAATTATTGCTGATGGGTTTAATAATATGGCAGCAGTTTTAGGCGAACAAACTGCAGCAGGTAAAGCAGCAGCTATTGCAGCAGCAACTATAAGTACATATCAATCAGCACAAGATTCATATAAAGCATTAGCAGGTATTCCAATTATTGGTCCTGCATTAGGTGCAGCGGCAGCAGCAGCAGCAATAGTATCAGGTATTGGTCAAGTTAAAAAAATAACATCTACACCTGTGCCAACATTAGGTGGAAAAGGGGCACCAACAATTGGTAGTGGTTCAGCACCACAACCTGCACCTGCACCAACACCACCTGCTTTTAATGTGGTAGGACAAGGAGCAACAAGTCAATTAGCTTCTGTTATAGGAGAGCAAAGTCAAGAACCTGTTAGAGCTTATGTTGTAAGTAATGATGTAACAACTGCACAAGGACTTGAACGTAATATTGTAGAGGGTGCTACTATATAAATGCAAAATAATTAATTAAATACGTTATATAAAATATGAAAATAGTCGAATTAATACTTGATGAAAATCAAGATATGGCAGGAATCGAAGCTATATCTATAGTTGAAAGTCCAGCAATTGAAGAAGATTTTATCGCATTAAAAAGTGATGAAATAAAATTAACTGAAATATCAAAGGACAAAAAAATATTAATGGGGCCACTATTAATACCTAATAAGCCAATATATCGCAATAACGAAGGAGATGAATATTACATATATTTTTCTAAAGATACTGTCTTAAAAGCCTCTCAAATGTACTTGACAAAAGGTAATCAAAACAATTCAACACTTGAACATCAACACGAATTAAATGGTTTAAGTTTAGTTGAATCTTGGCTTGTAGAGGATAAAGTACACGATAAATCTAGAAAATATGGTATGAATGTACCTGTAGGAACTTGGATGGGTGCTGTCAAAGTCAACAATAAAGATGTTTGGAACGACTATGTAAAAACAGGCAAAGTAAAAGGATTTTCTATTGAGGGATATTTTGCAGATAAAATGGAACGACCTAAAGATTCTGTTGGTTTAGCACAAGAAAAAACATCAGAGGAAATATTAAACCAAATAAAACAAATATTAATTGGAGATAATGAGGAATTAAAAAAACCTTGTTGGGATGGTTACGAACAATATGGCACTAAAATAAAAGATGGTAAAGAAGTACCTAACTGTATACCACAAAAATAATGAATAAGAAATTAAGAAACTTTTTTCCAGGCCTATCAAGTCCAAAAGGGTCTAGGCGTGCTTGTTTTTGTAAAGATAAAAATACCTATTCAGTAAAATGTTGTGATGGTAGTTTATGGGCACAAGGAATAGGAGTTATATCAAGAACAATTTGAAAATGCAAAAATTAAATTAAACCACGTTATATATATAATTATGAAATCAACTGAAATGCTTAACCAAATCAAGACACTTCTAAATTTAGATGTAAAGCTTGAAGAACAAAAACTTGAGAATGGCACTCGTGTAGAAGCGGAGTCATTTGAAAAGGGAAAAGAAATTTTTATCCTAACTGATGATGAAAAAGTAGCTATGCCTGTAGGTGAATACTTACTGGAAGATGGTAGACTTGTAGTCGTAAAGGAAGAGGGAATTATTGATGACCTTAGAGAAGTATCTGATGAAGTTCCACAAAAAGAAGAAGAATCAAAAGATGAAACTGAAGATTTAAAATACGAAGATGAAGAAATGAGAGATGATGGAAAAGAAGCTTCAGTTGATGATTGGTCAGGAATGGAAAAAAGAATTAAAAATCTTGAAGATGCTATTGCTGATTTAAAATCTAAAGTAGGCGAAAAGAATATGGAAGAAGAAGAAGTTGAAATGGAAGAAGAAGTTTCAAGACAACCTAAATCCAGAACAATTAAAGAAGAATTTAACAAAGAAGTAAATGAGCAATTAAAGGAAGAATTATCTCAACCTGCAGCTCAACCAATTAAGCACAGTCCTGAAACAGGTAATGCTAAAAAAGAACATTTTAGAATTGCACCAAATAGAAAGCCTTCTACAATGGATTATATATTAAATCAATTAAATAAATAAAAATAAATAATTATGCCACAACCAACTATCACGACTACTTATGCTGGAGAATTTGCAGGTAAGTACATCGCTGCTGCTTTATTAAGCGGTAACACTTTAAGTCAAGGTGCTGTTGAAATTAAACCAAACATTAAGTATAAAGAAGTTATGAAAAAAGTAGTTACTTCTGGTTTAATTACTGATGACTCTTGTGACTTTACATCTGCAGGAAGTGTAACTCTTACTGAAAGAATTATACAACCTGACCAATTTCAAGTTAATCTTGAATTATGTAAAACTCCATTTGAATCTGATTGGGGTGCAGTATCAATGGGTTATTCAGCTTTTGATAATCTACCTCCTGACTTTTCAAGCTTCTTAATTGCTCACGTTGCAGAACAAGTTGCTGCTTCAACAGAAAACAATATCTGGCAAGGAAACTTAGGTGGAGCTGTTGCAGGAGAATTTAATGGATTTACTACTTTAGCTGCTGCTGATGGAGATGTTATTGACGTTGCTGCTGTAGGTGGAGGTGTTGATTCTGGAAACGTAATTGCAGAGCTTGGTAAAATTGTAGATGCAATACCTTCAACTCTTTATGGAAAGGATGATTTATTCATTTACGTATCTCAAAACATTGCAAAAGCATATGTAAGAGCATTAGGTGGATATGCTGCCTTAACTAACGTTGCAGGAACTGAAAATGTAGGTTCAGTAGGTGCAAATGGTATTGACAACAGAGGAACTTTATGGTTCGGTGGAAATGAAAACCTTTCTATTGATGGTGTAAAAATCTTTGTTGCTAATGGATTACCAAACAACTATGCAATGGCTGCTCAAAAATCTAACTTATTCTTTGGAACAGGGTTAATGTCTGACTATAACTTAGTTAAATTAATCGATATGGCTGACATTGATGGAAGTAAGAATGTTAGAGTAATTATGAGATTCACTGCAGGTGTGCAGTATGGAATAGGTTCTGAAATAGTTCTTTATTCTTAATAAATAAATTAACCAAAAATTAGGGTAGGTAGGTTAGTGCCTACTTACCCTTTTTTTATAAAAAAAATATAAACTATGGCTTGTGCATTAACAACTGGAAGAAGTTTACCTTGCAAATCGGCATTTGGTGGTATTAAAAAAGTTTACTTCGGTGACTTTGGAGGTATTACAGGAGTTACTTTAGGTGCAGATGGCGAAGTTAC